CGACAGGAGGTCCAACAAATGTAGATTATTTAGTTATAGCTGGAGGCGGAGGTTCAGGTGGTGGTACTAATAATGCTGGCGGTTCAGGTATCGTCATTTTGAGGTATAAATTCGAAGCATAAATAGTTTTATATTATATTATATTATTTGAGGTTTATATGATTTACAAAAAATTGAATAATGGTGAAATACATACTTGGTTTCCAAAATCTATTTTCCTAAAAGACAATTTACATATTGATAGTCTAAATGATTATCGTTCAGGTTTAATTTCTCTATCAAAAGATATTGAAAAAAAAGAATATCAAAATGTAAAAAATTCTCATAACATTTTTACAATACACAATCAAAAACAATTTAAAAAATTATTTAAATCAATATTTGATAGTGTTAAAAACTTTATGTTTGAATTAGGATACACAGATGATATTCTAAAAGATTTAAAGTTTCAAAATAGCTGGTTTAATGTAGGACAAAAAGGTGATTTTCTACACAGACATAAACACGGCGGTTCTATTATAAGTGGCGCTTTTTATGTATCGTGTGATAAAGATGATGAAATAACTTTTGTAAATGATGAAAATGGTATTTTTCCGCCAAAAAATTACAATGATTTATCTTATCAGTATTGCAAATATCAGTGTATTCCTGGAAGATTAATATTATTTTCGAGTGACTTAGGCCATTGTACAAATCCACAAAAGTCAAATGAAAAGATTACAATATCTTTCAATATAGGTGTTTGATGAATTTTATTGAGAAATATACTATTAAAGATAAAAAATTATGTGATGAATTAATAAAATATCATAATGATAATAAAGAGTACAAAAGAGAAGGTGTAACATTAACTGGCATTGATAAGAATGTAAAAGATTCGATTGATGTAATATTTCATAATACATCTAAAAATGAATCAATACAAAAATATTTTAATGAGATTTCTTCTTTTGCTCAACAATATATGCACAAGTATAAGATTATATCAAATTTGAATACTGAATATGGAAACAATATTCAATATTATCCACCAGGAGGTGGTTATAAAGATTGGCATTATGAAAGAACGGGTATTAATAATGGATTTCATATAATATCTCATAGACAATTGGTTTATATGACTTATCTAAATGATGTTAATGATGGTGGTGAAACAGAGTTTATGTATCAAAAAATTAAATTTAAACCTAAAAAAGGTCTAACTTTGATATGGCCTACAGATTTTACACATTATCATAGAGGAATACCATCTCCTACGCAATATAAATATATTACAACAGGTTGGTTTGTGTTTACATAAGGCTTGACTAAATAATATACATACTATATAATAGATGTGAGTTGGAGTATAAAAAATGAATTTACAAAATTATTACTACTATTTTCAATCAGCACTTTCACCAAAGTTGTGTGATGATATTGTAGCATACGGCAAGATGCACAAAACTGAAACTGCCGTAACAGGTGGTGTTAATGAAAATGGCGCCAAAGGTAAAGACGGAAAACTAAAAAAAGAAGTCTTAAAAAATATTCAAAAGAAAAGAAAGTCTGATATCGTTTGGATGAACGATACTTGGATTTACAAAGAAATTCACCCATACATTAAAGAAGCAAACGAAAAGGCCGGTTGGAACTTTCAATGGGACTGGTCTGAGTCATGTCAATTTACAAAGTATGGTTTAGGTCAATATTATGGTTGGCATTGTGATAGTTGGGACAAACCTTACACAAGGCCTCAAAATGAAGATGGCACATATCCACCAGACCATGGTAAAATTAGAAAATTATCAGTTACTATTTCATTATCAGAACCAGATGAATATGTTGGTGGTAACTTAGAATTTGATTTTAGAAATCAAATAGATTGGGAAAAAGATAAGAAGGCAAAAATTAAAGAATGTACTGAAATTCGTCCTAGAGGTTCGATTATTGTTTTTCCTAGTTTTGTGTGGCATAGAGTAAATCCTGTTACAAGTGGCACACGTTATTCATTAGTAATCTGGAATCTAGGACAACCTTGGAGATAAATTATGGCAGTAATAACTGATTCAAACTCACCTACAATTAGAACTTACTTTGAAACTCCTGTATGGTCTTTCGAAAAGCCTGAATGGGTAAGTGATACGATTAAAGCAACAGACAAATATATTAAAGAGGCTTATGAAAGAGATAAGCCTAAAATGCAAGAAAGATAAAAAGAATGGGGTGCCGCTGACTATAAAAAACGTGGCGACATGGGTTGGTCTTATCACTCAACACCTATTAACGGTGACCCTAAATTAAAAGAATTGCATGATTGGGTAGGCCAAACAGCCTGGAACTTTTTAGACTGGCAAGGTTTTGACTTATCTGAATACTCATTGTTTTTTACAGAATCATGGGTACAAGAATTTTCTAAAAATGGTGGTGGCCATCACAACTCACATGTTCATTGGGATAATCATGTATCGGCATTTATGTATTTAAAATGCGGAAGTAAATCATCTATTCCAGTTTTCCATGACCCTCGTCATGGTGCAATGATGACTAAACTACCTGAAAAGAAAAAAGAAGATGTGACAATGGCAAGTAATGCTGTTCACTACAAACCAAAACCTGGTACTATCATATTTGCTCCGGCGTATATGTACCATGAATATGCTATTGATATGGGACTAGAAGGATTTAGATTTATCCATTGGAACCTACAAGCAGTGAGAAACTTTATTTTAGATGGAGTAAAAAAATAATGACACCTGAATTTAAGAAAAATAACTATCTAGTTATTAAAAAGGCAATTGACCCCAAAGTGGCTGAATTTGCCTACAACTATTTGTTAATGAAACGCCAAGTGGCGAGAACATATTTTGATGATAGATATATCTCACCATTTACAACTGAATATGGAGTATGGAATGATGCACAGATTCCAGAAACATGGTCAAACTATGGCGATATTGCTATGGAAACTTTACTTCTTGCAGTACAACCTAAAATGGAGAAATTGACCGGTCTAAGTTTAATTCCAACTTATGCTTATACTAGAATTTATAAACCAGGTGATATTCTTCATAGACACAAAGATAGATTTAGTTGTGAGATTTCTACTACACTAAATCTTGGTGGTGACCCATGGCCAATTTATATTGAGCCTAATCCAAAAAAAGGTGGTCATAAAGGCGAAGACGGAAAATATGTATCAGATTTTACTGATGGTAAAAAAGTTAATTTAAAACCAGGAGATATGTTAGTTTATAGAGGTAATATCTGTGAACATTGGCGTGATGCTTTTGAAGGTGAGGATTGTGGCCAAGTATTCTTACATTATAATAATGCTAAAACAAAAGGTTCTAAGCAAAATATGTTTGATGGTAGAAAACATCTTGGACTATCTTCATGGTACAAAGGTAAAGTCGACCATTCAAATACACCTCTGGACTAACTCATAAATAGTTTTATGGCGTTAGAAGACGAAGTAAATAAAATCTTAGGCATAGAAGGTTCAACTCCGACTGAAAAGAAAGAGTTTAAACCTCCTGTGCCTAGAAAAGAAGAAAAAGATAACACAGATATTGATAATGACCACAAGTATAGTAGAGAAAACTATTATAACTTAATTGAAAAAGGTCAAGAAGCAATTGAAGGTATATTAGATGTTGCCAAAGAAGGTCAACATCCAAGAGCCTATGAGGTTGCCGGCAATCTAATTAAAAGTGTTGCTGACACTGTAGATAAATTACAAGATTTAAATAAAAAATTAAAAGACTTAAAAGAATTGCCTAAAACGGCAAACGCAAATATTAAAAACGCCTTATTTGTCGGTTCTACAGCAGAATTAAAAAAAATGTTAAAAGACGATAAAGATGAAATTATTGAAGGCGAAGTTACAGAATCCAAAGAAAAAGATATTTCAGATAAGTGATTTGAATTATGTTAGAAATGGTCTTGCATTAGAGACCATTTTAAACGGCGATGAACTAATCAATCCAATCGAAATCATAGAGAAAGAAGTATCATCTACACCAAGATATGGTGCAGGTGGCGTACCTTATTCAGAACATAAATATGCTGTACATAAAGGAAGTAGTCGAATACAGGCTGCTGTAAGACTTGGTTATACACATATAGAAGGTATTATTATAAATGAATGACGCATATCTAGGCAACCCGAATCTAAAGAAGGTTAATACGCCACATGAATTTACTGCTGAAGAAATTAAAGAGTATAAGAAATGTGCCGAAGACCCTTTATACTTTATGGAAAACTATGTACAGATTGTTTCTCTTGATGAAGGCCTTGTACCTTTTAAGATGTATGACTTTCAAAAGCATATTGTAAGGACAATCCATGACAATCGATTCACGATTTGTAAATTACCTAGACAAAGTGGTAAATCTACAACTACTATCTCGTATCTGCTTCATTATGCTCTTTTTAATCCTAATTCTAATATCGCAATCTTAGCAAACAAATCATCAACGGCTAGAGATATCTTAGGTCGTTTACAACTTGCCTATGAAAATTTACCTAAGTGGTTGCAACAAGGTATTATTAACTGGAACAAAGGTAACATTGAATTAGAAAATAAATCAACAATTGTGGCGGCCGCTACATCTTCAAGTGCCATTCGAGGTGGTTCTTTTAATATTATTTTCTTAGATGAGTTTGCTTTCGTGCCGGCAAATATTGCCGAGATGTTTTTTAGCTCAGTTTATCCTACAATCTCATCTGGTAAAAATACAAAAATGATTATCGTATCCACACCAATGGGTATGAATATGTTTTATAAAATCTGGACAGATGCAGAAAATAAACAAAATGATTATGTACCAATTGAAGTGCATTGGTCAGAGGTGCCAGGTAGAGATGAAAAGTGGAAAGAACAAACTATACGAAACACATCACCTGAGCAGTTTCAACAAGAGTTTGAATGTGAGTTTTTAGGTTCTGTAGATACACTTATTTCACCAGCAAAAATTAAAGCAACACCACACATACCGTCAATTGAAAGTAGAAATGGCCTACAGATGTTTAAACGACCAAAAGAAGGTAGACTTTATCAAATTACAGTTGACGTTGCAAGAGGCACAGGTAGAGATTATTCTGCCTTTGTGGTTTTAGATGTTACAAAGATACCATATGAAGTGGTTGCAACATATAAGAACAATGAAGTCAAGCCTCATATCTTTCCAAGTATTATTGAACAAGTTGCTAAAGGATATAATGGTGCCCATGTGCTAGTGGAAGTCAATGATATAGGCCAACAGGTGTCTGAAATCATGCACATGGAATTAGAATATGATAATATGATGATGACAACACAAAGAGGTCGTGCAGGCCAAATATTAGGTGCAATGTTTAGTGGTCGAGGAACTTCTATTGGAGTTCGTATGACTAAACAGGTAAAATCACTAGGTTGTCAAAGTATTAAAACACTAATTGAATCTGATAAAGTTATTCTAAATGACTTTCAATTAATTGAAGAAATGTCAACATTTGCTCGTAGAGGTAATAGTTGGCAAGCCGAAGATGGTTGTAATGATGACTTGATGATGTGTCTAGTCATTTTTGGTTGGTTGTCAAATCAACAATATTTTAAAGAATTATCAAACTCAAATATTAGAAATCAATTATATGAAGAACAACAGGCATTAATTGAACAGGATATGGCGCCTTTTGGTTTTATAGACAACGGTTTTGGCGAAGATGAAGGTGAGACCGTAGATGAATATGGTGACGTTTGGCATCCAGTGGATATACGAAAAGGCTTCTAAATATGGTTTATTATAAATATCAATATGAAAAGTTTGAATATGGGCGTATGAATAATACGAAGTTTGAAAAGACAAATTATGTTAAAAAAGGTAATTAGCTAATTAAAGGAGAATCCTATGGCATTTC